ATGGACCTCCACTTATGCGACCTGTCACGGTCAATGGTGAATATATATCACCATATAATTTGGCAATAAGGAAGATTAATGCTTATCGGGGCAGTGTCAACCGCGAACTCTTACGCAAGGTGGTTAAATTATTTACGGCCCGGATTGTGGGAAAGTTGCGTGAGCGCGGTGTCACCCATTTGCATCCTTACGATAGCAAGACTGCAATCAACGGCCTTGAGGGAGACGGGTTTTTTAAACGCATCAATAGGAGTACATCAGCTGGCCACAAGTTCAGAGGCAAGAAACGCGACTACATGCCCATCATAGGAGACGTCGATAGTGAGCTTACCGCCGACGTGTTGAGAGAAGTGCGGGAAAAATGCGAGGCCATTAGAGCAGGAGTTCCTATCAATGTCCTGTTCAACGTGGCACTGAAAGATGAAGCACGCGATATGGAAAAAGTGCGATCGGGGAAAACCAGAGTGTTTTATCCCGGCGATTTGTCCATGCTCATAGTAGCGCGCATGTATTTAGGACCTGTGTACTCATTATTCGCGGCCTATCCAGAAGTCTTTTGTTGCGGATTAGGCTTCAATTATTATCGCGTAGGCGATGAGCTGTATCGGCGGCTTGATGCGTTTTCGGATGTGTTTTTGGAGGGAGATTATTCTGGTTATGATCAGTCCATCTCTGCCGACATCACTTGGGCCGCCTACACTGTGATTTTCAATGTGACTAAAGAACTGGGTTATAATGAGCAGGCATTGCGGAGTATTGAAGGGATATTGACGGCATACATGTTTCCCCTCATTAATATGCTCGGAGATGTCTTTTGTGCTATGATCACAGGGTCAGGCAAATATGGCACTGCAGAGGATAATTCTTTGAAGAATATCATTATGATGATGTGTGCTTTTTATGCCGACGATCGCAGCGCTGGGAAAGATTTCTTCGAGTGTGTTTTGCCAGTAGTCTATGGAGATGATATGATCGCCGGAGTGAAAGATGAGGTGTCCTGGTTTGACAACTTGTACTACAAAGATTATTGTTGGGATACTCTCGGTATGAAGTACACTCCAGCGGATAAGGATGCAAATTTTTGTAGGTTCAAGAAGCTCGATGAAGTCGAATTTCTTAAACGTCAATTTGTATTTTTTAAAGGCAAATACCGTATGAG